TTCTCACGCACGGCGTTCAAAACGTTCTCCAAAATCAACTCTGTGACGGCAAACGGCAGCGTTGCTTCGTTAATTGCGGCAATAACTTTGCGTTTGCATTCTTTAATGCGTTTGTTGTCAGTCATGGGGGGTATCCTCCTTTACAGCCGCGCGTTCACGGCATTTTTCAACGTGGCAATGGCCGCCAGAACCTCTTCATCAAGGGCCACAAAAGACCCCCGGTTGTTCTGGCTGGTGATGTTGCCGTTGTCGTCCAGTTCCATGTATGTGTAGCTCACGCGTTCGCCTTCGGCGGTCGTAACGACCGCTACGCCAGATAATTTCTTCATGCAAATTCCTCCGATTCATCCAATAGAATGTCTGCGGTTTCGTTCGCGCCGGTGTCCATAGCCAACAGGTCATCTGCGGCGGTGGTGCTGGCCTCCTGCGCTCTTGCGGCGGTGCTGGCTGCCAGCTCAACGCCTGCCGGATCACCGGCAGGATAGCTGCTGTCGCTGCGGTCGGCGTAGCTGCCTTCATAGCCGCGCTGTGCGGCCATAGCCAGCCACGAAAATTTCTGCCCCGGTGCGCCGTGTACAATGGCGTACTGGCCGCAGTTTTCGGCCCACAGGTGGCCGGTTCCATCGCAATCCGTCAGCAGCCAGGCGGGCTGCCCGTGCTGGGCGATGGTCTCCGCATAGCGCGGGTCAAGGGCAATCAGGCACCAGCCTTCGGGGCCGCACTGGCCCTTGCCCCAGTCCGCAAAGGTTGGCAGCGGCGTTTCAAACGCGGCCATTTTCAGCGTGCCGAAGCTGGTAGGCACCACACGGGATTTCTCGCCCCAAACGTCCAGGTTGTGCACGTTGAGCTTGCCGCTCACGCCAACGCGAGTCGTGTTAAAATCGGCATCGCTGTCATCGCTGCGGTTGTAGGTGATCTGCATCCCAACGTAAGATGTCGGGTTAAGGCCGTCAACCCAGCCGTACTTGGCGTACTTGCTGCACGCCCCAATGTAGGAGCTGCCAGCCTCAGAGTACAGCACGCCGGTCAGGCCGATGCTGCCGGTGTTGATGGTGGCATACCATGCGATGTGCCGGTTGTCCAAAAATACACGCTCACCGGCCTCGGTGCCCATACGTATCCACGCGTTGTCCAGGTCGTACACGGTGGTGTAGTTGAGGTTATGCAGCTGCCCGGTCGTGATATTGCCGCCGTTGATGATGGTCTTGTCCTGGTTCCAGGTACTCAAATCCGAAAATGTCACCACGCCGGATAGGTTGATCTGTGCGCTGGTGATCTCTGTTCCGCCTGCCGTCAGCTTGATGGTGCTGCTGGTTCCGCTTGTGCTGGCCGTCAGCTTAATTTCGCTCACCGTCTGCTTGATCTCGGTTTTGGTTTCGTTGGCGGTCAGATAGTCGCCGGTGCTGGCCGTCCAGGCAGTGGGGGCGTTGCCCATCTGCACCATGGGGTGCATGATGGTCAGATCGTTGGTAACGGTGGCGTTATCGTTCGCGGTACTCACAAACAGACCGTCTGCATAGCCGTCCGCAGTCGCCGTAAAGGCTGCCCAGCGCAGCTTCCAGCCATTATCCAGCGCAATGTCCTGCTTTGCATTTTTGAACGCGCTGCCATAGTAGGCTTTGGTTCCGCTGGGGGATTTGGTTTCAAACTGCAAAAACAGGCTGTCCGTGCCGGAGTTGAGCTTGTACAGTACCGATGCACAATAGGTCATGCCCTTGGCAATCACCAGCGTTTTGTCCGCACCAAAGTGGAAGCGGGTGTTCCGCGCTTTATTGGTCACCCGGACGGATTCACCGCTGATCGTGTATGTTCCTTTTTTGCTCAGGTCATTGCCGCCTGCATCCAGTGTCGCATTGTTCCAGTCGTCGGTGCCCACAATAATATTGTTGCCGCCGGTGATCCGCTGCGTTACCGTCTGGGTAATGCTGTCGGCTTTCTGGTCGATCGCGGATACTGATTCTTTAACGGTTTTGAATTCCCGCTTTGTGCTGTCCAGGTCGTCCGAAATGGTCGTGGTGGTTTCTTCCAGGCTGCTGACTTTGGTGCTGATGCTGTCGGCCTTTTGGCTGATGCTGGAGACATCTTCTTTCAGGCTGTTCACCGTTGCTGTGGTGGCGTAGTCCTTCAGCTTGCTGTCAACGGCATCATTGGCAGCGCTGGTGGCGGTATCCTTCACGTTGGCCGTCACCGTTTCGGTCACTGACTTGGTGACCTCGGTTTTGATCTCGTCAGCGGTCTGCGAAAATAAGCTTTTTGCGCTTTCCTGCGTCAGGTAGTCGCCGCTGCTGGCATTCCACGCGGTCGGCGCGTTGCCGTATTGCAGCATGGGGTGCAGCAGCGAAAACTTGTTGGTGTAGTTGCCGGTACCAGCGTGGGTGGTACCACTGCCCATATCCACCAGCTTTAAGGTGGCGTTGTCCGGCGGCGTCCACAGGCCATACCGCAGTACCCAGCCGTCCGTCTGCTCAATCTCCAGCTGATCAGTTGGCTTAATGGTTGCCCAGCTCTGGCTGGTGGAGTACCCCGCCGTGTAAGCGATTTCCATACAGAACTCATCCGCACCAGAAACGGGTTTGTACATAACAGACAGGCACAATGTCACGCCTTTTGCCACATACGCACCCACCGTTGTCCAGCGAAAATATCGGTTGGAGTTGGTGTTGGCCATGGTCGCCCCGCCGGTTAGTTCATAGGTAATAGAACTGCCGTCGCCGGTATTGCCTTTCAGTTCAGCGTTCTTGAAGCTCTCACTGCCCAGGATCAGGTTGCCGCCGCCGGTGATTTTGGTGTCTTTTTTCACCTCAGAGGAGAGCCCGTCCACCGTTGCTTTCAGGTCGGTATACTTTCCGGTCAGGTCGCTGGCCTTTACTTCCAGGCCGTCCACGCTGGTCTTGATCTCCAGCATCTTGCCGGTCAGGTTCTTGTAGCTCTGGCTGTTCACGGCGCTGCTGCTTTCCCGGCTGGCGCTGCCCACGCTCTCAAAGCTGGCTTTGCCGGAGGAGATTGTGGCGCTCATCAGGTAGGTGTCGAACTCCCGACCGCGTGCGTCCTTAACGTGCACGATCTGCCCGCAGGCAAGGCCGGAACTGCTGGGCACCGATACTTTGCAGGGGGTGTAGGTCACGTTTTTCAGCACGTTGTACAGGTTTTGGACAACGCTTTTCAGGTTGGTTTCGGTACCGGTTGTCAGCAGCAGGTTGCCCTGCACTGCATAGGTGTTGGTGGCAGTGGTGCTGTCGGGGTAGATGACCCCCACGTCACTGTCCGACTGCCGGATCTGGACTTTCTCAATGGCTTTGACCGTGTAGTCCTCGTAGCTCAGGCTGTCAGCATAATAGGCGGTGCTGTTGCTGGCACCGTCCGGGGTGATTTTAGCAGTGCTGCGCTTGTCTGTGTAGGTCAAGAATTGCAGCTTGCCGTCTGCATTCATGTGGGCGTAGCAGCCTGCCGCTTCCGCCGCCCAGGAGATGATCTGTCGGCAGGTCAGGTCGTCCGCGTAGAACGCCTGCACGCTGTAGCTGCCATTGATGGGCAGGCTGCTGCTGGCCAGCGTAACCCCCGCCCGCTGGCAGGCCAGCTGAACCAGCTGCCAGATAGTTTTGGGGAACTGCGCCTGATTGGCCCGCAGCCAGCCGGAGAAGTCCGCATCCAGCTTGGACATATTGTCATAGGCCGTGATCTTGTAGCTGTTGCGCTTGGTGCGGGTGGGCTTTTCAGCATAGAAAATACCCACCTTGGTGCGGTTCCCGGCATCGTCCTGCCGGTAGTAGGTCAGGGCATCCCCGGCAGTAATTTGCAGGCTGCCGCCCGGGTCCGCCCAGATTTCGGCTTCAATGTAGTCCGAAAACGCAGAGCCGATTGTGAACTCCTGCCCGGAATTTACCGCAGTGTGCAGGGTAAGGGCTTTGATGGTGCTGCCAGCCTCTCCGCCTTTCAGCTCAGTGCCATTTTGCAGCAGCAAAACGGGGTAGTACATGCTTCACCTCCAATCAGCATTCAATAATGTTGAACTTCAAATTCTTCCACTGTTTCGTCTTGGCATTGTGCCAGGCGATGCCGTATTTGCTGCAGTAGCAGGTGGTGGTTTCGGTCTCGGTGGAAGAACCGGCTTTGGGATGGGTGAACTGAAACGTTGCCTTGCCTGCAAACAGCCCGATGGTGTACTTGTATTCGTCGTCAGTCAGGCAGCTGTAGACGATGGGCCAGGTGGCA